GCGAATGATACTGGTGCTATTACAGGAACTACTGGTAAAGATGGAAACTTTAGTGAAGTAAAGCTAGGAGATATTGAGGTTAAATATAATACTGATAGTCAAGGTACAGGATCAATAAATAATATTTTAGATGTTTATCCTTGGTTACAAAGTTACCTTGGAGCATATATGCTAGGTGGAGCAGGTAGTTTTCAAATGAGGGTAGTTAGAGGATAATGGCAGGTCAACTAGATACAGCATTAAAAAACATTGCAAAACAGGTTGTTGCTCAACTTGGTGATTCGTTAGATACAACTATTATTTATACAAGAAAGGGGGTATCAAGTTACGACAATGAAACTGGAGAATATCATACAATAGACACGCACTATACAATAAAAGTTCCTATTGAATTTGTACGATCCAGTGAAGAAACAGGTTTTCAAGAGAATGTGGCAAGAATGTATATAACACCTGACTTAATCGGAAATAGCCAGCCTTTATTGCAAGATGAAATTACTTTGACATTTTCTGGGTCTAGCAGAAGTTGTAAGATAACAAATATTCTTACTCAAAAAGGTGGTCAAGAATATTTATTTAGAGTGGACGTTATCTTCTAATGACTTTAGTAAACGCACGAGCAGCATTTGAAACTGCAATTTTAAATGCAGTAATAGACGCAGATCCTACTGTTTCTGTAATTTTTGATAATACACCATTAAGTATTCCAGGTAAGAACAAAAAATATGTAATGGTAAGTTTAGATTTTACACAATCTACCAATCAACCACAGGGAGCAGCAGTTACTTATTATGCAGGATCAATAAGATGTGGAATCATGACACCACCACATAAAGGAAGTGCGGAGGCATCTGCTATAGCTGAGACAGTTATTACTGGTCTTACTTCTGTTAACGCTGCAACTTATACCGATACATTTTCTGTAAGTCCGAGGGTATCAGCAATAGAAGGACCAACTTCTATAAATGTAGAAGAAGATAGTCACTATTTATCTGTGGTAAGCTGCGATTTTAGTGCCAATGCCTAAAGATTTTAAAAAGCATTTTACTAAAGATTTAGGAAAGGCAATAACTAAGGGAAGGAAAGAGGTTGCAAAGACTGTGGCTCGTTCTTTAATTGAAAAAGGTCCGTGGTGGACAGGAACATTTGGTGAAAACTGGATAGTATCAAAAAATCCCGTTCAACCTACCAAAAAAAGAAACAGTACAGGTTTTCCGTTTCCCGAAGGACCGACAACTAGAAAGATAGAAAACCCAAGAGTTCCTAATGTTACATTGAAACAAGATTTGTATATTGGAAACAGAGCTAAATATGCTGGCTTTGCTATCAATGCACCAGGACAAACATTACGAAGTTTTAGAGGTGCGTCAGTAACTTACAGACAACATTTTGAAGAGTCTAGATTTCCAACAGCAATGGCAGGAAACTGGTATGTAATCTATACAAAAGGTGGTCTTATCAACAAAGATATAGCATTAGCATTTAAAAAAGTTGGTTTTAAGTAATAAAGTAGTAGTATAGTAGATAAATATACTAATTTATTTTGCATGGCAACAGAAAGAGCAATCGACAAACTAAAGCAAGCGTTTAGTTTAAATACCAAAAGTAGTTACTCTATTTATAGAAATGGAAAACTAGTATTAACTGTTTATTGGACACCATTAACTATTGCCGATAGAGATACTATAAATGCTACTTTAATAGCAACAAATAAAGGCCAGGAAGAAGGTAGTTTAGATTTTGCGTTGCAGGTAATAATAAATAAGGCAGAAGATGATAGTGGACAAAAACTATTCAGCGAGGGAGATAAACCTAGTCTTAGAAGAGAAATACCACTAGCAGTTTTACTGGAACTTATGACAAAAATGCAAGAGTTGGGCGAGGAGGTCAGCCCTGATGCCGTAAAAAGCACAACTTGATAAAGACAACTATTTATATTTACAATTTTTTATTGCAGAAAATTTAGGTATAACATTGTGTCATTTAAAGAAAAATATGACTTTAGAGGAAGTGTATGGCTGGAACGCATATTTCACATTGAAGAGTGAAAGAGAAGAAAAAGCTTATCAAGATGCACAAAAGAAAGCTCAATACCGTAAGGTACGCTAAACTAAATGTAATGTTTTATCGAGATTAGTGGCATCTAATTACGAAGTTAATATAAAGCTCAATACTAGGACTGTTAATAAGCAGCTAAATAACCTTGAGAAGCGAATATCGAAGTTAAATAAATTAGCTCAAGGTGGAAGAGCAAGTAGAACAGTTAATAAAAATGAAAAAGATAGATTAAATGGAGCAGTAAAGTTAACCCGTCAGGAACAAAGAACACTTCGTATAAAGCAAAAACAATTAAAGGTAGACCAACAACAATTAAAAGTTGAAAAAGAAACTGCTGCTGCATTAGTACAACAAAGTAGAATTAGCACACCTAAAGGTAAAAATTTTGGGCAAATAGGAGGCTCTATTGGTCCAGCATTACCTCCAAAAACAGGAGGCTCAACTGGTGGAACAGCAACAAGAGGAGGAGGAAATCGTTTTGCTGCTGCTGGACAAAGTGCAATTATTTCTGGTGCATTTCCTTTACTATTTGGACAAGGACCATTAGTAGGTGGTGCTGGTGCATTAGGTGGTGGTCTAGGAGCATTATTTGGTGGTCAGATGGGAGGCTTTGCAGGAGGTTTAGCTGCTACTTCCATTGCAACACCACTACAACAATTTGCTATAGAGGCAGGAAAACTAGGACAAGCACTCGATCCAGCAACTAAAAATGTAGAAGCACTTACAGCAGCATTAGGAGTTACTGGAACTGAATTTGAAAAACAATTAGCAACACTTAAGAAATTAGGAGATGAGGAGGCAGCATTTGAAGTAGCAAGACAAAAAATGATAAATCTTGTAGGTTCTGATGGAGTAAATGCCTTAACTAAATTTGGACAGGGAATGACAGAGTTGGGTAATAACTTTGCAAGAATAATGACTTTAATGAAAACCTCATTTGCACTTTTTGTCCAAAACTCAGGTATAGGAAAAGTTGTTACTCAAACTCTAGAGCGTGCAACTTTACTAAAACAAGCAGAGGTGCAGGGTCAGAATACCAATAGTCCAGAAGGAAAAGAAATACAAAATTTATTAAAAACAAGAAAATTAACTGAACAATTTGGAGGTTTAAATCCACAACGTAGAGAAGAACTTATTTTAAACCTTACAAATCAAACAAAAGGATCAGGTTTATTTGGTCAAATAAATGACCAAGATGTACAAAAAGCTAGGGAAATTGTAAATGATTTAATTGCTAAACAGCAAACTCTTATAAATACCAAAAACGCACAGAAAGAAGCTGAAAAAATGATAGAAACTATACAAAAATCTAGAGTTAATAATTTAGATAAAGAAATAGAAATGCTGGAGCGTAGTCTAACTATGAGTTCTGAGGAATTTGAAATAGAAAAACAAATTGCTGATATGAAAGAAGAAGGAGTAATAAAAGATGAAGACGAGATAAGAAAAAAACTTAGAAAAATACAACTTTTAAAAGAAGAAGCTGAAGAGGCACAAAAAGTAAAAAATTTATTTGATAATATAGGTCAAACTATAGAAACTGGACTAGTAGATGCCATCGAAGGTGCGATACAGGGAACTAAAACTTTAGGCGAAGTAGCGAGCAGTGTATTTGGTCAAATTCAAAGATCTCTTATTCAATTTGGTGTAAATTCTTTATTAGGAGGATTTTTCCCTGGTTCTAGATTTTTTGGAGGTACTAGAGCAGAAGGAGGACCAGTAAAAGGAGGTAAATCTTATCTTGTTGGAGAACGTGGCCCAGAAATGTTTAACCCAGGTGTGTCTGGAACGATTACACCAAATCACGCTATGGGTAGTGCAACAAATATCGTAGTAAACGTAGATGCTTCTGGTTCTTCTGTCGAGGGAGATCAAGAACAAGGTCGAGAGCTTGGTCGTCTTATCTCTGCTGCGATACAATCAGAATTAATAGAGCAAAGAAGACCTGGAGGTTTACTTAGATAATGGCTACCTTTGATGATGCTACAGTTGGAACCTCAACTGGAGGAACAACACCTAAATATGGTCAAAGAAAAAACTCCGCACCATTAACTAGAACAGTAACTTTTGCTGATGGATATGAGCACCGTGTTATTTTTGGACTTGCTCAACATCAAAACCCAAAAATATTTAGCTTTACTTTTGAAGTATCAGAATCAGATGCGGATGCTATTGAAACATTCCTTGACACTAGAGCTTTAAATACTGAAAGTTTTACTTATACACCTCCAGGAGAAAGTTCGTCTTCTCAGTTTGTTTGTGAGAAATGGAGCAAGTCGATACCATATTTAAATAGAGCTACAATTCAAGCTAACTTCAGACAAGTATTTGAGCCAGCGTAGTTATGTCAGTATCAGCAGCAGTATTTAGTGATTTACAATCTATAAATCCGTCAGCAATTATTGAATTATATACTCTTCAATTAGCATCTGCATTACACTATGATCCTTGGGAAGCGAGTAAAAGTTATACGGTTAATAATGTTGTAGGTCATTCTGGTTCAAATCAAGCAATAAATTTTAGATGTACTGTAGCTGGACAAAGTGGAACGAGTGAACCAAGTACATTTGAATCTGCAACTATTGGACAAACAATTACTGATAATCAAGTTACATGGACTGCTCAAAGTGTTGAGATATATCGTTTTCATTCTGGAAGTAATTTAAATGCTAATGGTCAGATAGTTTGGGATGGTAATTCTTATCAAAGATTTCCAATATTGGCATCAGGTTTTGCTTTTCAGGGAGGTCAATTACCTAGACCTAAAATATCTATTAGTAACGCTACTGGATTAATCACATCGATACTATTATCAGTAAATACAACTACAACTGGTAATGACTTAACAGGAGCTACTGTTACAAGAATAAGAACATTAGCAAAATTTATTGATGCTGTTAATTTTGCTAACGGACAAAATGCAACTGCTGATCCAACAGCAGAATTTCCAAGAGAAATCTACGGAATAGATCGTAAATCAATAGAAACTAGAGAACTTGTAGAATTTGAACTTGCTGCCCCTACAGATCTTGCTGGAGTTAGAATACCCAAGCGTCAATGCACAAGAAAAGACTTTCCTTCAATTGGTACGTTTGCATAATGAACTGGAAAGAAAAAGCACTACTTCATGCAAAAGAGCAAGATCCAAAAGAATGTTGTGGTCTTTTGTTAAACGTAAAAGGTAAGGAAAGATATTATCCTTGTCGTAATCTTTCAATAACAGATCATCAATGTTTTATTCTTGACCCAGAAGATTATGTAAAAGCAGATAATCTAGGCAAAATAACAGCAGTTGTTCATAGTCATCCCATAACACCTCCTACTCCTAGTCAGGCAGACAAGATTAGTTGTGAAGATAGTAATTTACCTTGGCACATTGTTAATCCAAAGACAGAACAATGGGCATATTTAGAACCATGTGGATACAAACCACCTTTATTGGGCCGTCAATGGGTTTGGGGTATTACTGATTGCTGGAGTTTAGTAAGAGATTGGTATAAGGAAGAAAAAAATATACAACTTAAAGATTGGGATAGACCTACAACACCACAAGAATTTTTAGAAAAACCATTGTTTGAAAGTTGTGCTTGGAGAACCGGTTTCAGAGAGTTAAGACCAGAAGAAGCATTAAAAGATGGAGATGTTTTATTAATGTCAATATTGCATCCTACTTTAAATCATGTGGCATTATTTTTTGAAGGAGATGTAATTCATCATTTAACAGATAGACTATCTTGTAGGGAACCTTACTCCGAATGGTTGTTAAAATGTACTGGAAAGAGGTATCGTTATGCTTCGTAAAATAAAATTATATGGACAACTAGCAGATTTTATTGGACATAAAGAGTTTGAGGTGCAAGTTGATTCGGTAGGAAAGGCTGTTAGTTTTTTAATTCATAACTTTCCAGAAGTAGAACGTTTCATGGGTCCAAAATATTATCAAGTAAAAGTAGGTGATTATGAAATTGATGAAGACGAGCTAACTTACCCAATAGGAAAACAAGATATACATTTTATACCAGCAATCAGTGGTGCTGGTAGAGGTTTTAGCAAAGTATTATTAGGAGCAGCGTTAATAGGTGGAGCTTTTTTATTTACACCATTAAGTGCTGGATCGTTTTTTAGTCCTATTGTTGCACCAGGATCTTTCGCAGCAGCAGGTTTTATGACAAAAGCTGCCGTATCAATAGGTGGGGCTTTACTCTTAGGTGGTGTTTCCGATATGTTATTTCCTTTACCTGAACCTGGGTTTTCAGAAGGCGATCCACAATTATCTTTTAACTTCAGTGGAATACAAAATACATCAAGAGCAGGTACACCCGTTCCTATAGTGTATGGAGAAATATTTACAGGTTCTGTTGTAATTTCAGCAGCAGTTGACACTAATCAGGTAGAAGCATGACTGATAAGAATAAAACTATTAAAGGTGCTGGAGGTGGTAGACAGGCTCCTCCAACACCATATCGTGCTCCTGATACTTTACATAGTAGAAGTTTTGCAACAATTCAAGATTTAATTTCGGAAGGTGAAATAGAAGGTTTTGCAACTGCTTCCAAAGAAAATAGAACAAAAGGAACTGCTGCTTATCTAGAGGCCTCAAAAAAAGATGTATTTTTTGGCGATACTCCAGTTTTAAACGCTAGTGCTGATAGTACAAATCCACAAGTAACAGATTTTAATTTTAAAGACGTTGGATTTGACACAAGATTTGGTACAAATCCTCAAACAGCACTTCCTGGAATACCAGCAGAAACTAGAACCCCTATAAGTGTTGGTGTAACTGTAACCACTTCTGCTCCTGTTACTAGACAAATAAGTAATACAGATGTAGATGCAGTTATTGTTACTTTAACTTGGCCTCAGATTCAGGTAGCAGAAGATGACGGAGATTTAAGAGGAGATACTGTTGAATACAAAATACAGGTTCAATATCAATCTGGTGGATATGCAGATATTATTATTCCATCTAACGGAGGAACGGTAACTGGTAGAACAGCAGATGCCTACACTAAAGATCATAGACTTACTATAGATCGAACCAGGATAGATGCTGGAACAGCTTTTCCTTTAGATATAAGAGTAATTCGTGTAACAGCAGATAGTACAACTTCAGACAGAATAAATGATTTTCAAGTTACAAGTCTTCAGGAAGTGATTGATAACAATTCAACTTATAATGATAGTGCTTACTGTGCTGTTCGTTTAGATAGTAAACAATTTAATAGTATTCCTTCAAGAAAATATCGTATCAGAGGAATAAAGGTAAGAATTCCTGGTGCTGGTGCATCTGGTAGTGGTACTCCTACTGTTGATAACGCAACTGGCAGAATAATTTATCCAAGCGGTTATATTTTTAATGGAGTTATGGCTGCTGCTGAATATACCAACTGTCCAGCAATGTGTTTACTTGATCTGCTTACTAGTACAAGATATGGTCTTGGAGATCATATTCAAGAAAGTAATTTAGATCTATTTAGTTTTGTTGCTGCAAGTAAATATTCAAATGAATTAGTTAGCGACTTACTTGGTGGTCAAGAAGCTAGATTTAGTTGCAATGTAAATATTCAAAGTCCTCAAGAAGCTTTTTCAGTAATAAATAATTTATCAGGTGTTATGAGATGTATGCCAATATGGTCTGCTGGTTCTATAAACATATCTCAAGATAAAGAAACTCCTGCAAGTTATTTATTTAATTTAGCTAATGTCGGAGTAGGAGGTTTTAGTTATTCAGGTAGTAGTTTAAAACAAAGACATACTGTTATTTCTGTTGCCTATTTTAATATGGATTCTACAGAAATTGATTTTGAAGTAGTAGAAGATAGCGTAGCAATAGGAAAACTTGGATCGATTGTAAAACAGATAAGAGCATATGCCTGTACTTCTCGCGGTCAAGCAGCAAGACTTGGAAGGGCGGTATTATTTGCAGAACAAAATGAATCTGAAACTGTAAGTTTTACAACTTCAATAGATTCAGGTGTTGTAGTAAGACCAGGATCTGTTATTGAAGTTAATGATCCAGTAAGAGCAGGTGCTAGAAGAGGTGGTCGTGTTACAGCAGCAACAACAACTACTATTACTATTGATGCTGAAGCTCAAACAACTTTACCATCTATAAACGACAGTCCAACAGTAAGCGTAATTCTTTCGGATGGAACGGTAGAAGTTGGCACTATATCAAATATTTCAGGAGCAGTTATTACTGTAAACAGTGTCTCGAAAATAAACAGTCAAGGCGAAACAGTGACACAATCCACATTTACATCAGCACCAAATGTTAATTCTCCTTATTTAATATCCAGTACAACATTACAGACTCAATTATTTAGAGTAATTCAAGTAGAAGAACAAGATGATATTAATTATGTAGTTACAGGTTTATCTTATGTTGAGGGAAAATATAATTTTATTAACGATCCAAATGTAACTTTACCTACAAGAAATATATCTTTATTAAATGAACTTCCACTTGCTCCAGTTGGCTTGAGTGTTGATGAAAAAATAGTAGTTATTAACAATATGGCTAGAAGTAAACTTATTATTAGCTGGCAAGCTGTAAGTGGTGTAACCCAATATCAAGTTAATTACAAATATGAGGATACTAATTTTGTTTCACAAGTAGTATTTAGTAATGATTTTGAACTCTTAGATAGTAAAAGAGGAACTTATACAATTGAAGTATTTTCGTATAATTCGGCTTCATTTTTATCTGCAAATGCAGCTCAAATTACTTTTACTGCATCAGGTAAAACTGTTATACCAGAAGATGTATCTGGCTTAAGTATTGAACCTGTAAATGAACAATTTGTAAGATTGCGTTTCAACCAAGCAACCGCTGTGGATGTTCTTCATGGTGGTCATGTAATTGTAAGACATACAGATCAAACAGGTTCATCTGCTACATTTGCTTCAGCACAAGATATTATTCAGGCTGTACCTGGTAATGCAACTGAAGCAATAGTACCTGCATTAGATGGAACTTATCTACTTAAATTTGAAGACGATGGAAAAAGGTTAAGTGCAAATGCAGCAGCTATAGAATCTTCTCTTGTAGAAATTTTAGATTCTATTCTTATAAAATTTGACAGAGAAGATAATGATAGTCCACCGTTTAATAACACGACAACCAGTTTGTTTAATAATACTCAGTATGATTCAACTAAAGGTGGATTAAATTTAATCAGCACAGCAATTACAAGTCCTGCTACTAAAGCAACAGGTACTTATGATTTTATAGACACTTTAGATTTAGGAGGCACTTTTTCTCTTGTTTTAAAAAGACATTTTCAAGGTGCTGGTTATTATCCTTCAGCTTTATGGGATGACAGAGTTGGTTTAGTAGATAGTTTTCCTGATTGGGATGGAGATGCTGCTGATAGTGCAAATGCTAAATTGGCTGTAAGAACCTCTACTGACATGAGCACTTATACAGGTTTTAATCAATTTTCTAATGGTACGTTTAAAGGAAGAGGTTTTCAATTTAGAGTGACATTAGAAAGTGGCGATGCTGCTCAAAATATCGTATTACAACAACTTGGATACAGAGCAGAAATGCCATCAAGAACTGAAAGAAGTTATGTATCTGGGGCAACAACTTCTATAAGCCCTATTGATTCTGGAACGTCTTCATCAGGTGTAGATGTTATTTTTGGAAGTCCATTTTTTGTTGGTACATCTGCTTTAGGAGGTGTAAATTTTTATAAGCCATCAGTTGCAATTACAATTATGGGTCAAAATTCAGGTGATTATGCCACAATAAAAACAGATTCAAATGGTGATTTCTTAAACGCTGCTGGAACAATTGTGACAGGAACAGGATTTAATGTAAGTATAAAAGATGTCAATAATAACCCAATAAATAAGAAATTTACATTCCAAGCTGTTGGTTTTGGTAAAGGAGGATAGAATGGAGGCATATAGTAGTTAGTTATGAGTCTTTCAGTTACAGATTTCACCATTGATAATGCCTCTGGTCAAGCTGTCAGATTAGATATACAAGCTTGTTTTAAAGCATTACAGGGTCAAAATGCTGAGACTACTGACTTAAATCAAAGTCAAAGTGTTGCTGGTATGACTTTTCTTAATACCACTACAAATACTTTAAAAATTAGAAATAGTGCAAATAGCGGTTTTACTGATATAGGAAATATAGATACAGCAAATTTAGGTCTACTACCTGTTTCTGGAGGAACGCTTACTGGTGTTTTAAATGCTACTGCTGGCTCTACTTCTACTCCATCCTTAAATTTTGGTGATAGTAGTACAGGCTTATTTAAAGATTCTTCTAATAGTATTTCTATATCATGTTCTGGGGCTACAAAATTTACATTTAATCAAACAAATCTTGATTCAAAATCAAACATCCTTATTGATAAAACGAATTTATCAGCCGATGCGTCTTTATTGTTCGTAGCAGATACAACTTATAATACTAGCCAACCTGGTCTTACAGTTAGACGATTACAAACTAATAGTGGTGAATCACAATTAATTCATAGAGGTACAGGCAGACTTCACCTTTATTGCCAAGATGCTGGTCATATTGCTTTTACGACTCAAGCTGTCACAAGATGGAGAATTAATGATGGTGGTGGGTTTTTTTGGCAAGAACATACAGGAGGGGGAGCTACTCCGATAAGTGGTGATATACAAGCTCGTGGATATATCAGTAGAAGAGGTGTCGCTCCAAATGCTAATGTAGCTAATCCCTATAATTTTTATTGGGATACAAACCATTTAGAATGCTGGATTGATGGCTCTGAAGTTGGCAATGTAAGTGGTCCAACATCAGACTATAGAATTAAAACGAATGTAGCATTACAAACTGAATCAGGTATAGATAAAATCAAATTATTAAAGCCTATTACATATGAAATTAAAGATTATGGAGCATTTAAAGCCGATAGTGAAAAAAGAGAAGGATTCTTAGCTCACGAAGTACAGGAAGCTATTCCTAGTGGAGCAACAGGTGTTAAAGACGGTGAAAGGATACAATCATTAAGAGTAGATGCGTTAGTTTCTGTTTTAACAAAAGCATTACAGGAAGCAGTTGCTAAGATAGAAACATTAGAAACTAAAGTCGCTGCACTTGAGGGAAGTTAATGGCAATTAAACCTGGGAGAAAAAATTTTACAGTTCAAAGAAGAGCAGATTTTCCTGTACGTTTAATTTTTAAAGATTCTAACAGTACAGCAGTTAATCTGACAGGATTTACAGTCGATGCAGAAGTATGGAACGATGGACGTACCAATAAATATGCTGACTTTGCGGTTACTTATACAGATAGAGCTAATGGAACTATTGATTTAAAACTAACCGATACTCAAACTGCTACTTTTTCTGTAAATATTCTTAGATATGATATTTTGTTAACAGATCCTAATGGCGATAAAATGTATTATTTAGAAGGTACACTATTTATAAGTGAAGGTTACACATCATGAGTTCTTCTAATCCTATTGCCATTGTTGAAATTGTTACCCAAGGTCCACAGGGTGTTGCTGGTGCTGATGGAGTTCAAGGCCCACAAGGAGAAGGTTCCGCAACAGTCACTATAGGTACAATAACCACAGGAAATGCTGGTACAAATGCAACCGTTACTAATGTTGGAAGTACAACAGCAGCTACATTAAATTTTACAATTCCAAGAGGAGATACTGGTAGTACAGGAAGTACTGGTTCTCAGGGTGTTGCAGGAAATGATGGATCTGACGGTGCTGCTGCAACTATAGCGGTTGGTAGTACAACAACAGGAAATGCAGGAACCAATGCGTCAGTAACAAACTCTGGTACATCTAGTGCTGCAACATTTAACTTTACAATTCCGAAAGGAGATACAGGTGCGACAGGTAGTACAGGTAGTCAAGGCCCACAAGGAATCCAGGGAATCCAAGGCCCAGCAGGTAATGATGGAGCAGATGGAGCGATTAGCGATGGGGATAAGGGAGATATTGTTGTTAGTAATTCTGGTGCAACTTTTACTATAGATAATGATGCTGTTACGGCTGCTAAGTTAGCAGACACTTCTG